TGCTAAAAAAGAAAGAGCAAAAATGAATGCAGCTAGTAAAAGCGAAAGATTAAAAACAGGTTTAGACTTGCTTGATCGTTATGGGGCTAAACCAAAAGAGAAAGATAAATAATGAATAGACCTACAACCGTCTTTGACGTGCTTACATTACAAATAGAGGAGCAGAAAAATGCTTCTATAAAGTTTCTTATGACAGGGGGGCCGAAAGACTTCTCTCAATATAAGGAAGTTACTGGCTTGATACGGGGTTTCGAGACTAGTATTTCAATCATAAATGAACTCCAGCGAAAACAAGAGGAAAAAGATGACTAAAGCTGATTTGCAAAAAATAAACGTAGCTGATGAAGAGCTAGAATTACAACTACCTAAACCTGTAGGATACAGAGTATTGGTAGCGTTACCAGAAGTTGATGACAAATTTGAAGGGACTCAACTTCTAAAGACTGACAAAGAAAAACACTTTGAAAATATTATGTCTATAATAGGAGCTGTCATAGATATGGGTGACCAAGCCTATAGTGACAAGGAACGTTTTCCTACAGGGGCATGGTGTAAGCCGGGAGATTATGTAATGTTTCGTGCTAACACAGGTACAAGATTTAAAATTAATGGGAATGAATATCGTCTAATGAATGATGATTCTATAGAAGCTGTTATAGCTGACCCTAGTGGCATACAGAGAGCATAGGAGGATATAATGGCATTTCAAAAAGTAGAATTTACATTTCCAGATGAGCAGGAAAATAAAAAACCTGATATTGAGATTGAGAAGTCAAGTGCTATCGAAGTTGACGTGTCAGGAAAAGACAAGCCAGAAGAAAAGGCAGAAGATAAAAGTAAGCCCGAGGATAGTAAAGCTAGCGATAAAGATGACATGGAAATCGAAGTCGTTGACGATACGCCAAAAGCTGACAGAAACCGTAAAGTATCTGAGCCACCTACAGAGGTAACTGATGAAGAACTAAATGAATATTCTGAAAAAGTACGAACTAGAATAAAACATTTTAGTAAAGGTTACCATGACGAAAGACGGGCAAAGGAAACAGCAGAACGTGAAAAGATTGAACTAGAGCGTTTTTCTCAACAACTTATTGAAGAAAATAATAAGTTAAAGGGAGCTGTAGGTAAAAATCAAACAGCTATGCTTGAACAAGCTAAGAAAGCTAATGAAAATGAACTAGCAATAGCTAAAAAAGCTTATAAAGAAGCATATGATGCTGGAGATACAGATGCTGTGCTTGCAGCACAGGAAACATTAACAGCTGCTAAGATTAAAGCTGATAGATTAGAAAATTTTAAAGTTCCTGCTTTACAAGAAGAAAATACTCCTGTAGAACAAAATAAAGAACCCGCTCCAGCGATGGATGCACGAACCAAAAAATGGGCAGATTCCAATACTTGGTTTGGTACAGACGATGAGATGACAAGTCTCGCACTGGGGTTGCATAATAAACTTGTCAAAGAAAAAGGGCAATCATATGCCCGAACTGAAGAGTACTATGAAGCCATAGATACTCGGATGCGAGAATTATTCCCAAGTTATTTTGGGGAGGAGGTTGAAAAGCCGAAAGAGGTTGAGAAACCTAAGCGAAGTCCAGACGTGGTTGCACCCGCTACACGGAGCACGGCCCCTAAAAAGGTCACTTTAACGCAAACACAGGTGAACATAGCTAAGAGGCTTGGAGTACCATTAGAATTATACGCCAAAAAGGTTGCAGAAGAAATGAGGAAAGAATAATGGCTGAGAACAGACTTGACAGAGAACTTGAAACACGTGAAAGAACAACTCGTAAAAAGGCTTGGCAGCGTCCAGAGACTTTACCGTCTCCTAATCCTGAGCCAGGGTATACTTATCGCTGGATACGAACGAGCACTCATGGGCAGGTAGATGCCACTAATGTATCCTCAAAACTCAGAGAGGGTTGGGAACCCGTAAAAGCAGTCGACCATCCAGAAATTACTTTGGTAACTATTGAAAATGAAAAGTTTAAAGATAATGTCGTGATTGGTGGATTAATGCTTTGTAAGGCTCCAACTGAATTAGTTGATGAGCGGACTGAACATTTTAAAGAACAGACCTCAAATCAAATTAAGTCAGTAGACAACAATCTTATGAGAGAAAATGATCCTCGTATGCCTCTATTTCATGAGAGAAAATCGAAGGTCACTTTCGGAAAAGGTACTTAATTTTAATTTAGGATAATTTAGGAGACTAATTATGGCTTATCCAACTATTGATGCCCCTTATGGGCTCGTACCCGTTGGCCTAATTGGTGGTCGTCCTTACACAGGTGCTACTAGACAGATGAAGATAGCCAGCAACTACGGCACAGCTATCGGCAAAGGTGACTTAGTAAAGCGTGTGAATGACGGAACCATCGAGCGTGACGGAAGCACAACAGCTTTCCCAGCTACTGGCACACTGGGTGTATTTATGGGTTGTCAGTACACTGACCCAAATACTAGTCAGTTAACATTCAACAATCAATATCCGGGCAGCATTGTTGCTAGTGATATTCATGCATTTGTTGTTGATGATCCTGACATCATTTTAAAAGCAGCTGTTTGTTCTTCAGGAACAACAATGGCGACAGTGGCAAGAACTGTTATTGGTAACAAAGCTTCAATCCTTAGTAATACATTAAATACTACTAATGGACGAGGTAAGTTAGCTATCAACAGTAGCACAGCTACAACTTCAACATTACCATTTCAAATTATTGATGTAGTCGATAGCACAGCATCTGGATCAGATGCGTTCCAAGAAGTGCTTGTTATCTACAGCACACATACAGACAATGGTAGTAACGTGTTCATTGGTGGACATGCTTATCGTAACCCAGTTGGCTTGTAGGAGGTAGAACAATGGCGATATCAAGAGCTCAATTACTTAAAGAACTACTTCCCGGTCTTAATGCTTTATTCGGCATGGAGTATGCGAAGTATGGTGAAGAACACGCTGAGATTTTCGAATCAGAAACTTCAGATCGTTCTTTCGAAGAAGAAACTAAGTTGTCAGGGTTTTCTGCAGCACCAGTCAAAGACGAAGGTTCAGCCATCGAATATGACACTGCTCAGGAAGCGTTTACAGCTCGTTACACACACGAAACAGTCGCAATGGGTTTCTCAATTACTGAGGAAGCTATTGAGGATAACTTGTATGACTCACTGTCAGCTCGTTATACTAAAGCACTAGCTCGTGCTATGGCGTACACAAAACAAGTCAAAGCAGCATCTATTTTAAATAATGCGTTTGATTCTGGTACTACATATGGCGATGGGGTGGAGCTTTGCTCTACAGCACACCCATTAGTTTCAGGTGGAACTAACTCTAACGAACCAGCTGTTGCTGCTGATCTTAACGAAACTTCTCTTGAAGCAGCAGTTATTCAGATTGGTGGGTGGACAGACGAGAGAGGCCTAAAGATTGCGGCTAGACCTCGAAAGTTAATTATCCCTACAAATCTACAGTTTGTTGCAACTAGATTGTTAGAGACAGAAGGACGTGTCGGCACTGCAGACAATGACTTAAACGCACTTAAGAATAACGGTTCTATTCCAGAAGGTTACACTATCAATCACTATTTGACTGATACAGATGCTTTCTTCATTATGACTGACATTCCAAATGGCTTAAAGCATTTCACACGTAGTCCGATGGCAACATCTATGGATGCTGACTTCGACACAGGTAACAGCAGATACAAGGCAAGAGAAAGATACAGCTTTGGTGTATCTGATCCGCTAGGTATCTTTGGTTCCCCAGGAGCCTAACTAAAATTTAAAGGGTGGCTTGATAGTCACCCTTTTTTACTATATACTAAAATAAATTAACCTTGACAGCGTAAGCTGACACTAGCCGAGACAAGGAGAATGACATGGCTAATACAACTTTTAACGGTGCAGTCCGCTCCGAAAACGGATTTAAAACAGTAGCAAAAAGTTCTACTCTAGGAACATTTACCGAGCACATTGTTGCTACAAGTGGCGGTGTTCTTGAAGTACAAAAAGTTGCTACTTCTGGAAGAGATAACATAGTTGCTGCAGGCACAACAACTGGTGCAAACAATGCTAGTTTAGGTACAGCAGCTACAATTTTTAATGTTACACCTAATGCACATGGTTCTGGTATTGCTAATGCAGCAATCAATACTTTCATAAATAAGATTGGTGGAGATATTGTTACCACAATTCTTATAGACCTTCATGGGGGTTTAGCATCTGGTGGAACTGCTGATGACGTTATTGGTACAGATGGTGGAGCAGCGAACGCTTATATTGCTGAACTAACTAAAGAAGTAAATGGAATCCCTTATAAATTAGAGTTTATTTGTTTGGAAGTACCTACAGGTGGTGATCCGGATATTAACTTGGTATGCTCTGCAACAGGTACAACAGCAGAAAATGCTGCTGTAACAAGTGGTACAGTTCTATTTAACAATGGTGATCTAACTTTAGGTTTACATAACGAAGCAGATGCAGGAGCTACTCTGGCAGCTTTGAGTAAGAAATATCTTTATCTTACATCAGGTGATGCTACAGAAGCTGCATATACAGCTGGAAAAATTGTAATTAAAATCCATGGTGCGGCCTTCGATTATAATAACGATTAATTTGTGAGGGCTATATTATGGGAATATCAGATGTAAAAGCTCTCACCATAAGTGATGAGAATGCTTCGGATGATGACAGATTAGTTACAGCAGCTAGACCTGATACGTCAGCTACCATGGCAAACACTACGTTTGCTGGTGGTGCAGCTAGAAATGTCATAGTAACAACCACTGGTACAGGTGACAATTCTAAAACCTGTACCATAACGGGCACAGATGTTTTTGGTGATGCCATGACAGAAGTTATAACTTCTACTGGCTCTGCTGAAGCTGTTGCAGGAACTAAACTTTTCTTGACAGTAACTGCTGTAGAGTGTTCAGAACAGTATGCAGCAAATATAAAAGTAGGCTCAGGAACATTATGTGCTGAAGCTGTATTGGGAAGTAACAGAGTTAGACTCAAAGGCATGTCTATAGTATCAGGTGGTACTGCAGGTGATGTAGAGTTTATCAATGGAGCTCCTGAAGATGGCACTACTATATTTAAAGCTAGAACCATCGGTACAGCAAACTCAACTGTGGATAGAACAATACCTTCAGAGGGTATACTATTTGAAGATGGACTAACAATAAAATACACACTCGATGTGGTAGATATGTTAACAGTATTTCATGCTTAAAGGAGATTCTTATGAACAGAACTAATATGCCTATGCAAATGAAGGGCAGAATGAAAAAGAAAATGATGTCTGGCGGAGGTAAATTAAAAAAGAAAATGATGTCCGGTGGTGGGGCGTTAAAAATGGTTACCAACAAGCAAGGTGAAAAAGTACCATTTTATGCTGCTGACGGTGTAGGCAAAATGAAAAAAGGTGGCTCTATCATGAAAATGAAGGGTGGCGGTAACATTAAATCTAAGAATGGCTCAAAAGGTGGTAAAAAAGGAGGCAAGACTAGAGGTTCTGGAATTGCTATGAAGGGGGTTAGACCTGCCAAAATGGTTGCCATGAAGGGTAGCAGTTAATGGCTAGTTCTTTTCAAACATTGCTTGAAGAGCTACAAGTTGCTAGAGAACGAGGTGACTTAGATAAAGTAGCTGAGCTAGAAGCTTTACTTCAATTACAATCTGGTAATAACCCTCCAGGAGGAGCTAGAATAGGTCAAGAAGTAAAGCGGATGATGGGCATGAAAAAAGGCGGAACTGTTAAGAAAAATAAACCTAAACCTAAAAAAGGTTCTGCTGTTCGTGGAGCTGGAATTGCTAGACAAGGTGTTAGAAAAGCAAAAATAATATAAGGAGATTATATGTCAGATTTAAAAATGGTTGAGATTGGCACTGATAAAAAGGGCGAATCTTTATACAATGTAAGACACAAAAGTGGAGAGCTTGTCTCTACAAAAGCACTTTCTATGAAAGAAGCTGAAAAAATGATGCAAGGGTCTACAAAAAAAGGGAATACTAAAACTAAAAAAGATGACAAGTAATGGCTACTTCGGGAACCACGGGATTTAATTTAGACTTTACGGAGATAGCTGAAGAAGCTTGGGAACGTGCTGGTAGAGAAATGAGGTCAGGATATGACCTAGCTACAGCCCGTAGGTCTATGAATCTTATGACTATAGAATGGCAGAACCGTGGTATAAATATGTGGACAATAGATAGTGGCACTATAGCAATCACATCTGGAACTGCACAATATGACTTACCAGCTGACACCATAGACTTACTAGATCAGGTTATAAGAACTAATGCAGGTAACACATCTACACAGTCTGACCTCACTATAAGTCGTATAGGCGTGAGCACTTACTCATCAATCCCTAACAAACTAACAACAGGTAGACCCATACAAGTATTTATAGAGAGGTT